TTAAGAACGTTATTTTGTAATAGTTCAGGACCAGACAATCTCATCCAGTCAGGTATAAATTTATAAATATACTTAGCCTTCTGCAGTAGCTTTGTAGCTTCTCTTTCAGTCTTTGAAAGCATAACTACGAATCTGTCTGGCCAAAAGAAGGTAATCCAGAATGCATAAGCTGCAGCCAGTGTGGAGAATCCAATCTGACGTGCTTTAAGAACTATTGTATATCTATCAGACAGCCAAGCTTTAACAGTTTCTTTTTGCGCGTCCCTTAAAACAAAAGCAATGCGTCCTTGGTTAGGGTGTTTAATATAAGCATAGTTTTCACAGAAGAATGCAAATGCTTCCGCTAGTTCTGCTGGTGTTCCATTCTCTGGACCACGGCATTTACGAAAGTTATATTCGTTTAAGAGTTCATCTAAGTTCACGCCAAAACTCCAATCCTGAATACTTCTTTATTGTTTCTGGCAAGAACACGTCCTGTGGTCTCTTAGACACCTTCTGCACTTTGGGTCGAATCGCGTGTAAATCCTTGATGCCTGTAAGAGATTCTCTCGAGATGCCTGAGCTGTCAACAATGTTTTCAAATTCGTGATTATATTTCGGAATTTCCAAGAAGTCATAAATCTTATTAATTTCCTTCTGTGGGTTGTTTATAAAATCATCATAGTCTACGAAATGAAACAAGTGTCTATACTCTGGAACCAAAGCATGCTTCATAAACTTTAAACTTAATGCAACATCTTTATTTTGTAACATTAAAAAATCAGCTCTTCTATCTGCTAATGGCTTATCTGCATTTGTTGTAGCTAACACTTGTTCATCCATAATATTATTTTTAGAATCAGGATGAGCATTAATGATTGTATCAAATGATACTAAAATATCTAATATGTTTCTTACTGGACAAATAAACTTAACATTCTTAGTAATGTACTTGGTTATGACTTCTACACCTTGCGGGCTTGGCCAATTTAAATTCTTATCAATAATATATTTAGCTGACTTGTCTTGATAAAATGCATGTGGAATAGTTGCAATAACATCATCTATTGCTTCACTTCTATTATAGTCAATGTTTTCTAATTCATTATGGCTTTGTGCTTGGGTAAACATCATTCTAAATAATGGACTTGCCGGCGTTACCCACATGTCTTTATTTTGATTTAATATTGAACTTAACACTGTTGCGCCAGAACGTTGCATTCCAGCTAAGAAAAAGAATTCCTTCATTTATTTTCCTTCGTTATTTAATTTTAGTTTTCAAACATTATATACCAATAGGTACCATCATACACTATAGCTGCAGATGAACCTGTGGTTTGTTTTGTTATGTTTGCTTGTAAAGCTCCAGTAGAGTCATATACGTTACTTGACGCCGAAGCGATGTGTTGACCCTGCCAAGTCATGAAGTGAACAATGCGACCAATGTACTCTGTACCCGATGGCAAAGTAACTACCAGTATTGAACCTGACTTGTTATTAACAATAAAGTTTTCTGTATCAGCCAAAGTAAAGTCTGCTGTTTTAACTACAGGTGCAGTAGTTGCACAATATTCACTAACCTTAGAGTAACCAGTGATTGATACGCGATTTGTGTCACCATCAAAACCTATACCAGGAACTCTAATATTTGTAACGTTTGCATTACCAAGTGTTATCTGATTAGATACAGTTCCAGATGTTGGTTCTGCATCATTTCCAATGACAGTATTATTTGAACCTGTTGAAAGACTAGTTCCAGCTACATAACCAATTATTGTATTTTCAGCACCAGTTGTAATAGAATTACCTGCCGAATGACCAATCGCTGTGTTATTAGGACCAGTTGAATTTGATGCTAATGCGCCTTGACCTACTGCAGTAATATTATTACCAGTTGTAATAGACTGACCTGCGTTCCTACCAAGCAGTGTGTTTTCATTGCCTATAGTTAAACTAGCACCAGCACTGTTTCCTATTGCAACGTTACCAGATGATGTTGTAGAAGTTTGCATTGTTCCAACACCCATTGCAGTGTTGTTTGAACCTGTTGTATTGGCTTGCAAACAAGCTGGACCGACTGCAGTGTTGCCACCACCACCAATAGTATAACGCAAAGCGTTAACACCAATAGCAGTATTATAGTTATCGGTTTGAGATGTTGCTAATGCGCTAGAACCTATTGCAGTATTTTCATGGCCAGTAGTTAATTGATTACCTGCGCCACCACCAATAGCAGTATTTTGATATCCAGTAGTATTGGAAGCTAATGCTGCATAACCAATTCCAATATTTCCTTGACCTGTTGTATTGAACTGTAAAGCACCACCACCAATTGCAACGTTTTGTTGTCCGGTAGTGTTAGCGCTTAATGCACCAGAACCAATAGCAAGGTTATTTACACCAGTAGTATTAGAAAATAAAGCGTTATTGCCAATTGCTATATTACCAGATGCTGTAACAGCGCCATACAATGCTTGAGTACCTATAGCTATGTTATTTGTACCAGTGGTATTAGCTTGCAATGCGCTGTCACCAATTGCAACGTTTTGGATACCAGTAGTGTTAGCGCTTAACGCACCACCACCAATGCCTATGTTTCCATCAACTATGTTAGCACCTAAGGCACCACCGCCAAGAGCAACGTTTCTAGAACCTGTTATGTTAGCTTGTAAAGCACCAAATCCCATGGCAGTATTATTAATACCTGTTGTATTAGCATTTAATGCATTAACACCAATAGCTACGTTGTTACTAGCAACAGTGCTAGAATTTAATGCACCACCACCAATTGCAATGTTTTGTTGTCCAGTAGTGTTAGCTGCTAATGCGTTGGTGCCAATAGCAAGGTTATTACTACCAGTAGTGTTAGCATATAACGCACTATTACCAATTGCTACGTTGCCCGTACCAGTAGTATTATTAGTTAATGCTGCAAAACCAATGGCAATAAGATTTGATACTGTAGCATTAGTATATAATGCGCTAGAACCAATTGCTATATTTTGTGTGCCAGATGTTAAACCTTGTAACGTGTTACTACCAATTGCTACGTTAGAGTCACCAGTTATTCTGCCAACTCCAAGAAATCCACCATTCATCGCATAGTAACCAATTGCAATGTTTTCACTGCCGCTTAAGTTTGTATAACCTGCAAAAGAACCAACAAATGTATTTTTTGCACCAGAAGTATTGTAATATCCTGCGTTAGCACCAAATGCAGTGTTTTGGTCAGCAGTTGAAACAAGAGCTAATGCATAGTGACCAACTGCAGTGTTGCGTTGACCAGTTGTCAAACCACCAGCGTAGAAATCGCTACCACCAAGTGAACGGAAACCTATAGCTACGTTTCTTGAACCAGTTGTAACTTTTGTTAAAGTTTCAGTTCCAAATGCGTGGTTAAAATCACCAGTAGTAATATCTTGCAGTACATATGCGCCAACTCCAATATTAGAACCAACTCCTGTAGGTGCGGTTCCATTCATTGCTAGGTAACCAGCTGCCATGTTGAAGCCAGTGGCACCTGAATAATAAATGTAACCAGTTGTTTCGTAAACAGTCCAACCTAATCCTGTCGGTCCCGTTGGTCCTAACGAACCTGCGGCTCCTGTCGGTCCCGTCGGTCCCGTCACAGTAGATGCTGCACCTGTAGGACCTTGTGCTCCTGTCGGTCCCGTCGGTCCCGTAGGGCCTTGTGTACCTGTCGGGCCTGATGCTCCCGTCGGGCCGGTGGCACCAGCTGAACCTGCGGCACCTGTGGGTCCCGTCGGTCCCGTCACGGATGCTCCCGTTGGGCCGGTCGGTCCGGTTACAGTGCTAGCAGCACCTGTGGCTCCCGTGGGGCCTGTCGGACCCGTGGGGCCCGTTGCTGTAGAGGCTGCTCCTGTGGCTCCCGTCGGACCCGTAGGGCCTGCAGGGCCAGTAGGTCCCAAGGCTCCAGTCGGGCCGGTTGCTGTAGTTAAATAAGGAAGTCCATTCCAGTTGGTAGTACCATCACCAATCTTAGCTTTGTTGGTATCATACTCATAACCAATTTCGCCCGCAAGCAAAATAGGATTGTTAGCAGTCCAGTTTGCAGCAGTGTCGCGTCTTACCTGTAATACAACAGCCATTTAAAATCCCCTTGCATCGTAATCGAAATCTCTTCTTGTTTCAAACACATATTCAGATGTACCAAATGCCGTAGCAGCTGGAGTTAAAGAACCAGCCGTACCTGTGTTAGCATCAAAAGCACCCGCAGCAGTAGTAGTTGAAGCTAAAGGTGTACTGTCTGCCTTAAGCAAATAGTGAAATTGCACACTTGATGAAGTGCCGCCATCAATCAAATCTTCTTGTTGGTGGTCTATTAATAGGTCAGACTGTTGCTTGTAGAGTTCTCTTTTAAGGGTGTTCATCATTCTAGACAGCAGCAAGTTGCTGTTGCCCTGAATGGTATTATTACCCGGCGCACTCCAAACAGCTCTGATAACTACTCCTTATTCTTAATTTTTTGTTGTGTTATTTCAACTATCATTGCCTGAAGTTCGGCATCTGACAAATCTTTAACACTTGATTCAGTTTTAATATTAACAGTTTGAGCTTGCTGCAAAAAGCCTGTAGCCTTTAAATATAACTCGGCACTCTTAGTATCACCTGAGACACCCTTAATGTATAAGGCATCAAGTAATGATTGAGTTCTTTCTGGCGATTCTGCTAAACCCTTGACCCCAATGGACCAACGCTCAATGAAATTTTTTTTCTTTTCCCATGTGCCCAAAGTGTTAATATGGACTTCATGTTCTTCAGCCCAAGCTTTTTTGGTAGCTGGGGTTCTAGCATTTTCTGGTGTAAGTAGCCAGCTTAGGTATTCTTCTTGGGCATTGGTTAAGAAGAGTGCTTCGGTTCTGCTCATAAAATCCTTATCCTTCGGGAAAAAATCTTTCTATATAAAAGATATTCCATTACATCCGGCATTACTAGTATAGCATCTGCTTGTTTTAAGTACCAAGGTTAACGGAAGGTTAACAAGATGAACATTAGATGAATTGTCAAAAGAAGTTTGTTAATGACGCCCCATAACTCCCTACTATATGATACGATGGTTACTCGAGCTAAAAGAGCTCCAGCTAAACAAGCTAACAAGCAGCTTATTATATCAGCTCTAGCTAGTTAGTTAGCTTAGCTTTCAAGTAACCAGAGCCAAGTAACCGAAGGAGATAATATGCAAACTTATACAGGAACCATAGCTAAGCAAGTAACCATCTTGCCAGATGTGGTCTTCTCAGCAATTAAGTTACCAGCTGGTAGCAAACCAATCCAGCTTGTAGCTTTTCCAGGTAAATGCCCTGTTTCTGTAATAGATGCTTTGAGCCGTGAGCCAGGTTCTAAAATAAGCATTAAAGGTAAATTGAAGTTAAACAATAAAACAAGACAACAAGAAATAATAGTAGAAGGAGCATACTAATGCCTATTAAAAAAGATGAACAAATATCAGGCTGCATAACACAAGTGCCTACAGTTAAGGGAAAGCTTATAATTGGCAAAATGAGATTAGGTGGCAATGAAGAAGTAAAGATTGTAGGCTTTAATACACTTGATGCCAAGATTAAACAAAAGCTTTTTAATGTACAGCTAGACCAAACTGTTACGGTATTTGGCCGTCATGAGCCAAACTCCCAAATGGGCAATAGAGTCGTAGCCAATGACATCTCCGATGCCGAATCCACCCCATCTGATATATCACCAACAACACAAGTTGCAGACAAGCTTCCGCCAAAAAATATTTTTACTAAGAAATCTACTCTCAGAGAGAATATGGCTAAAAGCTTTTATCCTGGTCCTCTATTTGAAAATGACCCGTATGCCATAGACCCAGCAGTAGACTTTATCGAATCTGACCTAATTAAAATATGCACAACTGTAGGTGGCAACGCTTTCTATACAGACAGCCGCCTCTGGTGGGTTAAAGACCATGAGACCATGCGCAATAAAATGATATTGCCGCCAAAACTAAGAGAGCTTTATTTAGCTCAGCATAATGTTTCAGCTCTATATTCCACTTCAGTCTTATGGGATGAAGAAGAACTAGAAAAGGAACCATTGCCACAAGGTTGCCCAGCAGAGTTCTAGTATATAGGATTTTGAAAGAGACAAAATCTCTGGTATACTAGAAGCCTCTCAGGAAGGTCTTGAGAGACGTTAGGATAAAACCTAGCGTTACATACTGCAGTGATGCATACCTTATAGTAATCATGTTTCTAGGTTAGGGATAACTTAGGGCTTTCGTAAGGAAGAGGCCAGGGAGAGGTGATGCTCCTTGGTCTTTTCTTTTTATAACCTGAAAGGAATTTGGCATTGAATGAATTAGAACCTAATTTGTGGGATAGTGAACACCCAGAGTGGTTTATCTATGACGTAGAGTTGCTTAATGCTTGGTACTGGGATAAGTTTATTAAAGAATATGATGAGAATGATTAAGGGAGAGTATCTTTACTTTTGACGTATGGGGGTCTAGGGTTTTTAGAATAATCCGTTTGTCCCTAGGTAGTACGGTACCC